AAAGTCCCCGGCAAAGCATTCGTCAACAACCCTGCAAGGTATGAAATGGTCATGCAAGATGTACCAATTATCCTTACAAACTACGCTTGTGACTCAAGAAATGAAATAGGAAACCTAGCCAACAAGATATTCACTGAAACAAAAGGAACGAAACTGGCTATCCTAGCACCATCATTTTCCACAGAGGTACTCTTAGAGTTCATCAATGCTATTAAAAAGGGATACATGATTTACCCTGTTAAAGTACCCTCACTTAGAACAGAACAATACGAAGACATCGCCGCTTACGCTGGAGCTAGATTCATTAACAAGGACAAAGGAGACAATCTAAACACTGTGTCATTAGTTGACTTAGGATTCTTTGAAAGATTTATTGTAAAGGACATTGAAGCCAGAGAAGACGCTATTGCTACAGGTGGAAAGGGTGAAAAGACTGACGAGGTAAAGAACAGAATCGAAGAACTAAAGAAGCAAAGAAACGAAAGTGGAAAGCTAAGTCAAGGACAAAAAGCTCTGATTGATAGAAGAATAGCCTCAATGGCAAGCTCTGTGGGAATTATCAGAGTAGGCGCACCATCACAAGCCGAAGGACTATACCTAAAACTAAAGATTGAAGACGCAGTATATGCTTGTAAGGCGGCGTTAGAGGAAGGATATGTTAAAGGAGGAGGACTATGCCTAAAGGAAATAGCTGAAAAACACCCTGACTTTTTACTCTCTCAATCTCTAATTGCCCCATATAACCAAATCCAAGAAAACGCAGGAGAAGAACTAAAGATAGGAAAAGACATTGTAGACCCAACTAAAGCTATAAGACTTGCAGTAGAACACGCTGTCTCGGTAGTAGCACAACTCTCAACTGTAAAGATAATCATTCCTGAATCAAGAGACGAATCTCCGGCAGAAGGTTATAACAACATAGCAAGGGCAATACTCCGAGCATCAGAAAAAGAAAATAACGCACCAGGGGAAGACGATTGGGATAGAGACATAGAAGAAGCATTAAGAGATAATGGGTAAAAAATGGCGAGACCAACAATTTACACAGAAGAATTAGCAAAAAAAATCCTAGACCGTATAGCGGAAGGAGAGAGTGTTCGCTCTATTGCAAGAGATGATGATATGCCTAATAAGTCAACCATATTCGATTGGGCACTGTATCATGAAAAGTTTTCCGACCAATACGATAAAGCCAGAGATATAGGAATGGAAGTAAGAGCAGAAGAAATAGAAGATATTGCCGAAACAATGGAAGATGTGCAGAGAGCTAAGCTAGTAGTAGATACAAAGAAATGGAACATGAGTAAACTCAAACCTAAAAGATTTGGAGAGAAAGTAGACCATACCTCAGGAGGTAAACCAATTCCTCTACTTAATTTAAATGCCATACTACGAGACAACAGCAACTCAGAAGATAGCGAGACTGAGGAAAAAGGTTAGAGCAGTTCAAGGCGGAACTTCTGCTTCAAAGACAATCTCTATTCTCATCATTCTTATTTCTCTAGCTCAAACAGACGAAGAGCCTACTTTAACAAGTGTGGTAGCCGAGTCTTTGCCTCACCTTAAAAAGGGAGCATTGAGAGACTTTCAAAAGATAATGAAAGAACATAACTACTGGAAAGAGTCTCAGTGGAATGCTACGGATAAGATATATACGTTTGAAACAGGAAGTCAGATGGAATTTTTCGGTTCAGATCAACCAGAGAAACTACGAGGAGGAAGGCGAGACAGAGGTTTTATGAACGAGTGTAACAATATGTCCCTTGAGTCTTTTGATGAATTTGAGGTTAGAACTAAAGAATTTGTATATTTAGACTGGAATCCAACGATTGAGTTTTGGTTTTATGACGAGGTAAAAGGAATGAGGGACGATGTAGACCACTTAATCTTAACTTACAAAGACAACGAAGCCTGTCCACCAGAAATTGTCTCCTCAATCGAACAAAGAAAAAACAGGGCTGGTTGGTGGAGAGTGTATGGTTTAGGACTCTTGGGAGAAGTAGAAGGGAGGATATATACAGGCTGGAAGGTTATAGACGAGGTTCCACATGAGGCAAAAATCGTTAGATATGGGTTAGACTTTGGCTATACTAACGACCCAGCCGCCATAATTGCCCTGTATTCTTACAATGGAGGATATATTCTTGACGAGATTTGTTACCTTAAAGGACAATCTAATAAGAATCTAGCGGACATCATTTTGAATGAAGAAAACCCTGCTATTGTAGTAGCTGATAGCTCAGAGCCTAAGAGTATTGATGAAATTAAATCTTATGGAGTAAATATAATCGGAGCTAGAAAGAAAAAGGACACTGGTCCACATAAGACATACAATCGCTGGGCTATAGAGAAAGTCCAAGACCAACAAATGTCTGTTACGAAACGCTCGGTAAATGTCCTAAAGGAATATCGTAATTATTTATGGATGACCGATAAGGAAGGCAAGATACTCAATGACCCCGAGGATATAAACGACCACGCAATGGATGCGATTAAATACGCCATTGTTTCAATAGTAAATCCTGAAAAGAAATCAGTATCAGTCCAAAAACCAATATGGCAAGGCTACAACAAACTAACACCTGAACATAAAAAGTCTGGTGGTGTTAAAGTGTATAACAAAATTAGTATTACAAAATAAAATATGGTATACTATATGTAAATAATCTCGAGCTGTTGCGTAATCTCAGCAATTAAATTTGATTGGAGAAATTTACGATAAGAAAAATTCAATTTCAGGTTATCAACCTAGTGAGGATGTCGTTCGACTAACAGGTAGAGTAAAGCGTGCTTATAACGATGGTTATGAGATTCTTCATCGTACATACGAAGAACTTAATAACATGAGCGTAATCTCTCGAATGAATCGAGACCAGAGAACCTTTAACTCTTTTGTAGATGAAAGCATAGAAGACCCAAGAGAAGCATGGAAATGGAGAGGAACCAGAAGCATGGCTAGAAATAGGACTATGGCTATGCACGCTCACCTTACCTCAAGCTATATCGTCCCTAACGTCTTTGCACAAAACGATAAAGACGAGTCTGACGAAGAAATGGCGGAAATCTCAAGAGACTTACTAGAATGGATGACAATAAACTCTAACTACCGTTCTTCTTTCCTCCTTGCGACAATGGGAATGCTTGTTAATCCCGTGACTTATATGTCCGTAGACTACCGAGAAGTAATGCAGAAAGTGAAGATGCGAACCGAACAAGGCTGGGAAAAGAAAGAAATCATTGATGATGTACTATCAGGACTAGACACAGAAGTACATTCAGCAGACCAGATTTTAATAACAAATGCTTACGAGCAGAACATTCAAAGACAAAGAACTATCATCAAAAGGCGTTTTGTAGAGTATGAAGAAGCCGAAGCTCTCTATGGCGACCACGATAACTGGCAATATGTAAGTCCTGGTGTGAAGTCAATCTACAACGAAGATGATGGGCTATTTTATGATGTTAAAGAAGATGACAGCACTACCTTAGTTGAAATAGCTTGTGCTGAATCAAGACGAGACGATTCAGGTGTAGCTTTCGTCAATGGTATTTACATGGGAGATGATGATGTGGAAATGAATCCTATTAAGCATAGAGACCACCGAGGAGCACCTAAATACAACGTCACACCTTTTGGATATGAAAGAATCAACGAACACTTTTTCTACTACAAATCTCTAGTTAATAACATTGGCTGGGATCATAACCTATTAGACGCACTGTACGAAGTAACGATGAATAAGGAGATTATGTCTCTATTACCTCCAGTGGCTATCTCTGGTATAGACCAAATAGATACTGATATTTCAATGCCCGGAACTGTTGTAGCATTTGAGAATCCTGATGTTAATGTGAGAGAAATCTTCCCACAGAATAATAACGCTTCGGGGTACAACGCTATGGCTAGTGTGGAAAACTCTCTCAAAGAAGCCTCAATCTCTGATACAAAAATGGGTCAACTCCCACAAGCCTCTCAAAAAGCCTTCTCAGTGGCTCAAGCCGAACAGAACGCTCAAATATTGCTAGGAGCTGTAGGAAAGACTCTAGGACAGTCTGTGGCTCATTTAGGACAACTTATGCTAGATATTGGAGTCAACCACCTTACAACAGCTCAAGTAGACGAAATAACAGGGGATATAAACTATCGAAACTTTATCCTAGAAGACCAGAAAGTAAATGGTAAGAAAATGAGCAAAAAGATAATCTTTTCTGAATCTTTAAATGGAAAGAGTATGTCCGAAGAAGAAAAGGAGCGAAGGTCTATTGAACTCTTAGAACAAACAGGCTATCCAAAGATGAAAGAATCAATCGCTATGGTTAATCCCCACCTATTCTCCAAGAGAAAATACATGGTACGAGTAGAACCAGACACAATGATTCCAAAAAACCAAGCTTTTGAGCAAGCAATGGACCAAGAAATGTACACACTTCTAAGACAAGACCCAATGATTCAACCCGAACAACTGATACGAGACCTATTGGAAGGACGAAAGAAAAACCCTGATAACTATATTGTTGAAGCCCCACAGCAAAATCCCGAAGAGATTATGGGGGCAACACCACAAACGCAGGCTGGAGCTCAAGCTAGAAGCCAAGCACTAGCCCCTGCACAGGTCGGCATGGTGTAATACCAAAATGTGTTATAATTTATTAATTAAAAGTAACTAATCACAATATGTTCATAGGAAAATACAAACTTGAATATCAACCAAAGATTGACCGAGCTATCCAAGCTGTTGGTACAGATGAGAAAGCAATTCTCATTGAATATGACAGACTAGGAGGCTACATTACCTTAAATGGTGAAAAGGTTAAGAATGGCTCTTTTTGGGACTACAAAGCAGGTATTGCTAGAATCAAGCCTGAAGTAGTAGTAATCAAGAAAGCTAGAGCTGCTACCGAAGAAAAGGTTGTTGTTGAAGAAGCTGAAGAAGAAAAGCCAAAGAGAACTACTAGAAAAGAAAAATAGTCGATTTTATTAAAAGTAATTTAGATTAAAGAATGCTTAGAAGAAAATACCTATCTAGTGCTAGAGCATCTGCTCCAAGAGCTGGAACTTCTGCTAGAAGAGTGAGGTCATCTGTTGCGCCTAGACCATCTACTTCAGTTGCTCCTAAAAGAGCGACAAGAACAGCTGCTAAAGGTGCGATAAGAAGAAGAAGATAACCTTATGACAAGGTTTAGTTCATTTATAATAGAAAAACTGGGAGGCTACGCCACGATAGAAGACGCTATCGAGGCAATAGACTCCAAAGAAGATAAGCACGCTATTCTAACTAAGGCAGTAGCTCATTGTTTCAACACTGTTGGAGATAACGACATTCTCAAACAAACTGGAGGACAATGGTTATATCAAGGAAGAATACTAACGGAAGAAGAAATCAAGCAAATTCAAAGTGAAGCCGCTACATTTCGCAAATTCCGTCTGTATGAAATCTTAAATGCCGAAGTAAAATATCACGCCGCTTACAAGATGTACTACAAATCGCAAACTGTAGATGACCTTGTAGCAGCTAAAATGATTGAATATGTGTGGGATATTATCAAAACCAAGTTAAAAAAGTTATCGTAGGTGGTTTAGACCGGTACTA